CGTTGTTATCACCTGCCGCTGCCGCGCCCGCCTTTACCAGATCGGCCAGTGTCATGCTGGCGCTGTCCATCACCTTGCGCCAGCCGTTTTGGTCTGAACCCACTGTCAGCCCGGACCACACCCAGTCGCCTGAAACCTTAGCGGCCACACGCAGATACATTACGCCACCCTGCGCCGCCAGCAGCTGCAGCAGTGACGCGTCGGCATCATATTTCCGTCGCATGTTGAATAGCTGGCCACGCAGCGTCTGCATGGTTTTGCCAAGATCAATCGGGCCGTCACTGAAGGTGCCGCTCAGTGTCCAGAAGGCATTTTGCTCAGTCACAGACACGTCAGCCAGTAAGGTGATTTTGCTGTCCAGTACCAGCGACGGCGCTCCCAGGCCAAATGCGCCCACGGCCATCAGCGCACCCGCCGTCATATCCAGCGGGTTTTTCTGCTGATCCGCCTGCGCGGCGGTACCGAGACCGAGATTTTCCCGCGCCTCTGGCACGTCTGGCAGATCAGCTAGATTCTCACTGGCGACCAGCTGCTTCTCATTGACCAGCTGATCCAGCTCGATGTTTTTACGGAACATCGCTTTGTCGTGAATATCCGAGCCGTTATTGGCAATGACCATGTTGTTATCGATCATGCCTTTAAGGATTTTTAGCCCCTTAAGGTTAGCCGCAATCAGCTCATCGTCGCTGGTGTAAATCGAATCCAGCGTGATACCGACCTGCCGGTTGATACGGTAGTTGGTGACGATCATCGCCTGCGTAACCTGCGTGGTGCCGGTTGGCACAAGTACGCGGCAAAGCTCCAGCTGGTTCGGCGTCAGCGCAACTGAGATATCCTGCGCAAAGACGCGTGCGGCCTCAACTGTGGAGGTGATATCTACCTGATCTGTCTTCACGCCCAGCTTATAGTTTGCTTCCAGCACGATACGGGTAGTTTTGCCCGCCATGACCGGCAACGTCAGATCGGCCAGATGCTGCACGGTGATCTGATGTGCGTTTACGTCGATTGAGGCCGCGCCCTGACCGCCTTCAGCCCCTTTTGAGGTAACGACGATATTCAGCCCGGAACCGGCAACCGGCGCAAACCCCAGGTAAAATCCGGATCGCACAATGCCCTTTAGCTTGCGGTTTAAAGCGGAACTGGTGTAGGTCTCCAGGTACTGCATATCCGCTGATAGCGGCGCGGTGCCATACGCTTTCCCCGCCATAACGCCGATATCGGTAATTTCATTACTGCTCATGTGCGCTACGCCGTTTTCTGTTCGATGGTGACGATAAGACGGTAGGCCTTACCACGGAATACGGTGTCCTGCTGCAGGCACAGCACGGCAAAGGCGTTGCCGTCAGCGTCCACCAGCGTAAGCGTATTGAGATCATAGGCTTTGCCTTCCGGAAGAATGGCTTCATCCAGCTGAATGGTGATCGAGATATCCGCGCCGGTGCTGGTAAGAACCAGAGGCGTTTCAGTGAATTTACCGGTCAGGTTGTCGTTGCTGAACGTGGAGGGAATATCCGCGATGTTCCAGCCGCCAGCGGCGTTACTGCTGACGAGCGTTGACTTGCCCCAGTAGGCTTTCACCATCTGGAAGCGGGAACCCTTGCCGATGGAGGATTCAGCGCGACGGATGTAGTAGTAATCCAGCAGCTTCGCTTTAAACAGCTTGCTGCTGACAGAGATAGTATCAGCCATAAAAAAAGCCTCTCAGAGTTAAGAGGCCAGAGGGTATGGAGTTCGTAAAATCCGATGGTCAACTACGCGACAAATTGCTCATAAAAAAGCGTCGCGATCGTGCTGTTGCCGCTGCCGTCGTCGGGCAGAGCCAGAACAAACTCCGGCATGCCGTCAAAGGGAAACGCCATTGTCACGCTACTGCCGTCCGTGCTGGTGGCTGTGACGCCCTGGCTGTTGCCCTTCTGGATACCAACGTATTGCACGCCACCGTCCGTGAATAACCGGGCGCGGCTGTCACTGGCAGCGCTGGCAATATCAATGGGCGCTGGCGCGGCGTCAGGCCTTGCGAGGTAGTCATTAGTCCAGGCGTCTGCGGCAAACATATCGTAGCGTTCGCAGCGCTTAACCTGACGTAACGGCACGGTGGGAATATCGAACTGCTGCTGTGTGGCCATGTGCAGGTTTTTGATCTCCGACTGGAGATCGGCGTAAGACAATTTGGCCTGATAGTCGATACCGGCGCTGATAAGCGTGATGTTTTCAGCGTCTGCGCTCATCTCAAACGAGATGAATAGCGCTACACCGTCAAACACGATGTGAAGCGGCAGCAGCGGAGCAATGATACGGTCAAATTGCGTTAGCAGCTTCTGAACAGCTTCACCCTGCTCCAGATAACCATAACGCTCATAAAGCTCATTCAGCGCTACCGAGATTTGCGCACGTGACGTCAGGAAGAACTCGCCATATTTTGCTTCAGCAATCGCCAGGCCTTCTTTTGTGGTGAAGAAGGTGCCATAGGGGGCCAGATCCTGATCTACCGGCGCATACAACTCCTGCCAGCTGACCGGCAGGTTATCGAACTCGCGCCAGAATGTAGAGGTGATCGGCTTATCGGTGCCTTTAAAATGCACTTCGTCCAGGCGCTGTGCCAGCAGTATGGGCCTGCTGGTATCCGTGGTCTCCGCAACAATGAAGAAACGGCCGTATTCGCTCATGCGCAGCGTCAGATCGTCCTTGTCCATCGTGTAATAACTTTTGCGGTTGGTAATACGTTCCAGAATCGGCTCTACCGTTTCCTCAAAAATGCCCTGAAGCGTGTTAGCAAAGCCCGACCATAACTCAGAGCCTTGCTTTTCCTTTGTAAGACGGTCTTTTACCCAGTTTCTGATCATGGCCGTGCCTTACAGGTAGTTAATATCAAACGTGGAGTTAGCCACATCGAGATAGATAAAATCATTCAGCTGCAGGGCCGTTTTCATATCGTGCGGGGTCAGCTCATAGGAGATAAACAGGTTCAGCTCTTCGATAACGCGCCAGAGGTCTTTCACCTGCACCTGTGAGAAGTGCTTACCGGCAGCAACGCCATTCTGATCGCTGTCGCCAAACGTTGTTGCATCCCGTCCAAACCGGGCCTCAAGCGCTTCCTGAACGGCTTTTTTAGCGTCTGACAGAATGACGTTCTTCTTGGCCAGCGCGGTCAGTGAGATCGTGAATGGCTCTTCCTGTGTCCGGACGTAGCGGAACTTCTTATTGATCTCATTCGGAATAGACGTGACGGCTGTCATGAGCATGGTTTCAAGCTCAGCCTGCGTGTACCCTGGCTTATGACCGCAGAAGAAAATCGTGTTGATATTGCTCAGTGACTTAATGCCGGTGGATAGCTCCTGCTCCTGCTCACCCCAGGCACTGATCCACGACATACCCGGTACAGCACGATTCAGGAAGTACTTGTAGTCACCGCCCCACACTACCTGCTCATCATAGGCCACGTAGTACTGCGCCCGGTTGCGCGTTTCCTCAGTGCTTTCAAAGCCACTTCCGCCCGTGATTGGCGTCGTGGTCACGACTTCTATCTTGCTGTTCAAGTCGGCAATGTTGCCCGCTGGCGTCAGCTTCTGGCCCTGCGTCAGCGTGGTGTCGCCCCGGCTGCACCACACATCCAGATCAACCTTACTGCCGGTCTTCGGCATCTTCCCGATCGCACCGTCACCAAAGCGCACGCCCAGCTGCTCAGAGGGTTTGTAAACCAGCACGTAATGCTGGCTGGTGCCACGGGATAGACGAAACAGCGGGTTATTTTCCCACAGCGATTTGTTCTCGTTTTCCGTCACAAATACGTCCATCGAGACCGTTTCCTCCGTAATATCACGCGGCAGCATAACCGTGTAAAACGGCGCTTCGGCGTCGATTGCAGAGGATACGTTGACGTGTTCCATCTGGCGGACGTCGTTAACGACGACGCTGCGGCCAGCGGGGATGATCACCACATCGGTTGTGACGTAAGGCAACTGTGCATTCGACAGAAACTCCGCGTAGATCGGCAACTGAATGACTTCATCCGTTTTGTTGGTGATCTTCACACTGCCCCACGACGGCGTGATTAAGTGACCGAGGTAATTGCGGTCCTCGGCTGCGGCCAGAATGCTTGAGCGCTTCGTTGCGGTGGAGATAAACCCCTCCGTCAGGCCGCGCTCAGCGGTAGTCTGTGCGGCATAGATAATCTGTGCACCAAACACGGCCATCATCTGAATGAACTGGCTGTTGGTAAACTTTCTCCACCAGCTGTTGGCCTGCAGCTTTCCGTTAAAATTTTCCAGTAACTCCTGAATACTCACAATTTACTCCGATTAACTTTTGTTCATGGATACGGTCAGCGGACCGTTTGATGTAATGAATGTGATTTGCCAGGTATCAACGTTTTCTGGCGCGCAGCGGATAGCACGCAGACCCAGCCCAGGCAGATCGATACGCAGCTTCCTGATAAGCGCAGCCTCCACTGCAACCTCTGTTAAGTGGCCGGTTTCAGAACCGACCGGCTCATGTTTGAAGTCCTGCATGGTGTTACCCCATCCCGGCAGGCCGTAAACGCTGCCCTGTGGCGTTCTAAGCCATTCCTCAAGCCGGGCAAGCCATGCATCTGACTCTCCGGCTTTCACCACCACGCCGCCCTGATCCACGCGCATCAGGCAGTCAATTTCGTTTTGCATGCGTTAGTCCTGCAGTAGTTCGTTGAGCGCCGCATCGTTGATGCTCAGCGTTGATGAGGTGCGGGGTGCCGGTTGCGCTGTGTTAACCACTTTGTCCGGTGCCGTATCGCTCTTTTTCTTCGTAACGCCCAGCAGTGCCTCCAACTGGGTACGCATACCTTTCAGCTCTTTAAGCATGTCCTGATCGTGATTGCTGGTGTCGCCGCTCATCATCGGGCGCATGCCGCTGCGAGGAAGATCCGTTACGTTCTGGATCTGTGCCGGGTGATTAAGAAGAGGCTGCTGTGCTGGCCGTGTCTGCGCCGCACTGCCGCCACTCAGGTATGTCGAGCCAGCCGCCAGCCTTACTTGTCAGTGGAGATATGGCGCGGAGCACGCCCGGATCGGTAATGCCTGCCTGGTCCAGTACGCTGCTTACCATGTCGTTGCCGCTGAAGCCTCCCAGCGTCTGACTGAGCGTGTCACCGACTGCGGGCATGATTGAAGCACTGACCGCTTTAGCGCCGTCCATAGCCCCGCCCAGCATGCGATCAAACAGCCCGTTGCCTTCTGCTGGTGCGGCTGGTGCCTGTGTGCTGGCCACAGTGATAGGCGTGTCAGACGTGGCTGATCCGGGACGTGCGCGCACGTTGCCGGTTGAGACATGAGATACAGCGGCGGGACGGGAACGGCTGGCTATCTGGTCAGGTGCCAGCGCGGCCAGCTGTAGGCCTGCCGGAAGTGATTGGCCGCCAGGAAGGGACAAGCCGCTGGTGGGACGCTTGCGCGACATACCGGCCACGCCCATTGATTCAGTCGCGCCCTTCACTTTCCCGTCAGCCCACTCGTTAAGCGCTTTAACCTGCCCCCAAGCGCCTGCTCCAGCGTGTTTGATTTTGTCAGCCGCGCTGCTGGCCGGCTTATCCTTACCGGCCTCTTTTGCTGCAGCAACCTGCGAGACCGTAGGCGCTGCCTGGGCCGCTGCTGGCACTGGTGCGGGGGCTGCTGCTGGTGCCGTAACAGGTACGGGAACAGCTGCCGGTGCGGCGGCAGGTGCCACTGCGCCAGCCGTCAGCTTCACCTTATCGCCAGCTGAATAGAGCGAATCCGCCGCTATGGGCGCCTGCCCCTGCTTCGCACGCGCTTCATTTACCGACTTAAGGGATTCATCACTGAATTTCCCGCCGACCCACTTACCATTTTCATTGTGGCCAATGGCGTTTGTCATGAAATCGTTAGTGACCTGCGGATTGCCGCCCTCAATGGTGGCAATACCTCGCATCATCTGCGTCATGACTTTGGGATCTTTAAGATTCAGCTGTTCATCACCACGCACGCCCAGCTTTTTCGAGAGTGAATCCACATATTGTGACGTGTCGTTTTCACTTTCAGGCGCATACAGCTTGATAATGTCCTGTACGGTATTCAGCTTCTTGTAACCTGCTGCTTTAGACGTTCCTTCTGAGTAGCTTGTCAGCTGGTTAGCCAGCGCCCTGAATCCTTCCTCTGGCGTATTGAACCTGGCAAACCGGGCCTCACCTTTACCGTTTTTGGCCTCCAGGCTTGCGCCCTCCTGTCCCACATAGTTCAGGTTGCCAAAGTTGTTGTTACGGAAGGATCGGACCTTCGCATTAGCACCACCAATATTGAGATCAGCGCCAATGCTGTTCTGCGCAACGTCGGCATAGTCAGCGGAGCTTTTACCCTGCGTACCAACGCCGTCCTCGCCCCACTCGCCACCCTGCAACTGTGTACCGAGGCGGTTTATAGCCGTGACGGTTTTAGTGGTGCCATCGGTGATCGCTTTCGTCTGCTCCGCGCTGGTGCCAGTCAGCTTGTCATATACGCCTGACGCGCTGGTTGAGAAGGCGCTGAACATGTCGCCCGCTTTACTCAGCCCGGAATCCAGCCCTTTCGCAATGTCGCCGGTATCAAACATCAGTGATTTTGCTACCCCGTCCATACCCAGTGCAGACGCACCTGACGCCAGCAGGCCGGACGCACCAGAGACCAGTCCACCCATGTTCAGCACGTTTGCTGCTGTGTACTCACTTTTCTGTCTGCCACTGACCGAATCGCCTTCTTTAAGGCCAAAGGCTTTCTGCTGCCCCTCCGTGTCGTTGTACCCCTCGTATGCGTCCATGCCAGCGCCGATTACGGTCCCGACCAGCGGAATCGCTTTAAGGGCAGTTTTACCGGCAACTTTACCGGCCACCTTTAGTCCGCCTTTTTCTGCGGTCTTATCTGCTTCTGCTTCAGTAGTTTCCTCAGCTACTTTGAGACCCGTTTTGCCTGCGGTATTCTCTGCGACTTTTAAACCGCCCTTTTCAGTAGTTTTTTCCGCTGCGGCCTGCGTGGCTTTCTCACCCGCCTTTGCCGATTCACCGCCCGCCAGGCCACCAGCTGCAAGTGTTGCAGCAGCTGCAGTTGTCGTGGCTGCTACGCCGCCAATCGTTGCCGCTTTTTTGCCACCCTTGAGCACACTCAGCGCTTTCGACAGCAGGCTTTTCTTTTTCGGCTTAGGTTTGGGTTTAGAGGCATCGGGCTTGCCTTTACCGTCCGGCAGCAGATCACCAGCTGCGTCAGCAACATCAGCTGCAGCTGACAGCGCACCGCGTTTACGGCCGCGGCGTTTACGCCTGCCGGGGATCAGCGAATCCAGCAGCCCCGCGCCATCCTTGCGCGACGCATGGGACAGCTTTTTGACTTCCTCGCGCACATCGTCCAGGGCATCCACAATGCGATCGTCATTGGCGGCGATAACTTTGGTCTGTTCCTGCGTTACCTGAATAGCCTTAGCCTGTTGAGCGTTTTTAAAGCCGTCAGCTGATTTTGGCTTACCGATAACTGGTGGCGTTCTGGCCTCGGTTGTTACAGGTGGATGCGTTAACGGCGGCTCCATTTTCAGCGCGGCGTTACCTTCGGTTTTGCCCTGCATGAAGTTTTTCAGCGTCACGACATTCTTTCCAACTTC